CTCTCTTTTATTTTCTAATCGGTAGACTTCTTTAAAGCCCACGATTCTGTTATGGCATCCTTGACGCTACGCCTCAAAGACCCAGTCTGCGACATGCCTCTTTTATCGTTTCATCTTAACCATCCAAACGAGGGATGAGGTGTGGTTTAGCTAGGCACACACTACCTGGAGGGTAGCTCCTGTCATACTTTACCATCACGGAGGGTTTAGGATAGCCCATTGGTCCCGTGTAATTACTATACTGGTTTGCCGGGTGACAGCCAGTAAGGGGTGGTTTAAATACTCTCGGTCCGTCACCGCCCTGACGCCGAAAGAGTGAGTCACTACCTTATATTAATTTTTGTTATTTTATTTTTTGTGAATATTTTTTGGTTTTAATTTTAAAAAGTTTTTTGATTTTTAAAATTTTTTAAGTAAAAAAAGAAAAAGAAAAAGATTTAGTTGGAAAAATCACTCAACACACTCAAGCCCGTTTGGCTCTACCTACAATACTTGCTATTGATCTGGGATCAGTGTTCTTCTATCTGTGTTATTTTGCTGCCCTTCCACCTACTTATGGGGTGAATTTATATGCATTGTTATAAAACCATGGCGTGAATTCAAATGGGTATTAAGTCCTGATTTCTGCGCCCTGACTAGTTCTCCAAGCATCAAAATGATCCCCTTTGTCCTGAACATGAAATTCCGCTTTGATCTATTCAAACTCTTCAATATTGTATGTTCCATAATCTTTCTACTTTCTAGTCTGTCTTTTTCTAAATTATATATATTATTGTATTTGGGGGTTACCTCCTGCTTACTCTGCTAACTGCTCACTAATACAATTATTGAAGTCATCCCTATCTACTTTTTCTAAATTCTTTGTGCTGTACTGCCCTCCCAGTATAACACGTTAAATTTACCTTGTAAAGCTAGTACCTGTGCACTTATAACTACCAACTTTAGATAAGAAATTTATTATATGCGGATGTGGCCTAGTCGATTTTATTACATAACCTATTCCTTGCACTTTGGGTAAAGTATCCGCACTCGTTAGATCTGACATAACTCTAACGTACTCAGTGCTATGCTCTGCTGTAGTGATTATAAGAGAATCATCACCAGATATTAAATGTTTAATATGGCCTTCTGGTATTCTGGCTACATGAGCAAACCATTTATGCATAGCTAAAACTCTAAGCGTGTTTCCAAAAGTTGTTCGAGTAGGGTGTCCTGAGGTCACGGTTCCAATTAGTTTACCCGAAATGAATTTAGTCCACCTATGCCTAGTCATCTTGCCCACAAATGGAATTTCTAAGGCATGTGTTACTTTAATTAAGTTTTTAATCACCAAAGGTTGAAAACCTAATTCTAGACCGTAGTTTATTAAGAAGAATTTTATTATTTAATTATCTACGGCATCTATCCACCAATCTGCTTAAGATGCATCATGAGATGAACCGTCTGTGGCTATAAATATTGGTTTCTTTAATTAATTGGCTTTTGTCGTAATCAATTCCGCTGTTTCAGTAGCGTTCAATCCTGAGACAAACCCAATATCTAATTATTTAATAATTTTTATTAAGTTGAAGTTCAAGGTCCCTCCAAAAACTTTCAAAAAATCTGAAGGATTCCATATAACTCTTGATCTTAACTTTGCTTTAGGCCCAAACAATTGTTCATTCTTTTTCATACTGGGTTCTAATTTCATTCTTTCTCTTACCATTATTTAGTATTTGTCATATATTCTTTAATAATAGCGTCTCTTCTTTGGCAAGAGTTAATCTATATACTCTTAAATAGTATATAACTTCATCATTGGAATAGTTTCTTTCATTTTGCACTTAATTCTATTCACAAATTAACCAATATAATCTAAAAATGGTTAAATTATATAATAATTGCCCATTACATGAAATCCTAAATGGCGACTAGTTATCGCATGTACCGTATTAGAAATGCTCGGTATTACAAATTTAGGCAATTATTTGCTGTATCCAGGTTTGTATACAGTTGGCAATTTTGCTGGTAGCTTTTCCATATGTTCCCTGTATTGCCAAAATTCATCTTATCCTGTTGTGTGGCCCCGGACAAAATATCTTATATTTTATCCTCTGGAGTTTATTATAGGGACTTTCGCTTCTTCCCCATAATTGTGAAATATTTTCCTTACAATTTCACTGGCGATTGTCCTGATTGGTCTAAACCATGATTTTTTCTATAAACGTCCTGCAACTTCTACATTTTAGCGCTCTTCTATTAGATTTGGTTAAATAAATTCTACCCTTAATCTGTTAACATAGCGACGTATTAATTCAAATTTCCATAACGCTAAAAATATTGAGAATCGTTATAAGTGTTCTTTGTAGTCCAACGTATAAATACGCATAAATTCTAAATTATTAGGCCAATTCCTTATCTCATCTGGGACTAAATCTAGATTCATCTAATGTATTATCATTTTTGGATTAACAATCAGCTTTGTCCGCCAGGTTCGAAAAGCGATATAGCTCAATAATATTATTGATATCACGAACCAATGTCTAGTAAGTCCTATGCTACTGAAGATATTAAAGAGGACAATGTATATTATTATTTCAAATTTCTCCATGCCTGAGTAATCTTTTTTTGCCATATTTAGTGATGAATAGATTGTTAGTGCATTTAAAACAGTGGTTGTGAATTAGAAATGTGTTGTGTTGAGTCAATGACTATAAAAATAAATTACAGTCACAACAGCGAAATGTAACATTAAGCTAATAACACCTATTAACAAATCGTGTTAAAAAATGAGCAAATTAATATTCAGCAATAATAATACTACATGTAGTAAGATCGATGTATTTGCACTTACTCCTAGTGACAACCAGATACTTAAGAAAATCGATAATACCAATACTTTAGTCCTTTGGAGCCTTATATTCGCTATTTAGTCA